TTGAGTGTATCCAGCAGGTTGCTGATATACTTTCCTGCGTGATTGGGGGTTTCGACCCATTCGATCACGCACCGAAGCACGGTCCTGGTGTAGTTTCAGACCTTAAAGGCGGGGAGTTTAAGTACAGCTTCCCGTCCTGGCCTGATCGACTAGAGGCTATCTTTCCATATGCGGACTTCGCCTTCGCGAACTACGCTACATGGACAGATAGTTTACCTGCTGTCGAGCATTACGGGAGTGATCCCGAGTGCTCTTCGCGCCTTATTGTAGTGCCCAAAACACAGAAGGCCCCTCGGCTTATCGCCGCTGAGCCAGTTGCACACCAGTGGTGTCAACAAGTGATTTGGTCGTTCTTTAAGGCCAGGTATGCGAGCACTTTCTTGGATCGGTTTGTCTCCTTTGGAGATCAGACCGGAAATCAGGATCTTGCTCGGCTCGCGTCAAAAGAGTCATCTCACTGGACGATTGATCTTTCATCGGCCAGTGATCGGCTTTCTTGTCGCGTCGTAGAGAGAATCTTTAGGAGGATTCCATCCCTCCTAGACGCTCTCTATGCTAGTCGGACCCGCTATCTGTCTCAAAACCTCGATGACAGATCGCCTCGCATCGTACGTCTGAAGAAATTCAGTACGATGGGGTCGGCATGCACTTTCCCTGTGCAATCCCATGTTTTCTTGGCTATCGCGCTAGGCTCGACCCTATACGGGAAGGGCTCCGCGGTCACGCTTAAGACCATCATGGGCTTAGCAGGGCAGGTCCGCGTCTTTGGGGACGATATCATCGTTCCCAAGGATGGGGGTAGACACACGGTGGAGGCCCTAGGTTACCTTGGTCTCAAGGTAAACCAGGAAAAGACATACCGGAATGGAAGATTCCGGGAGTCTTGTGGCCTGGAGGCGTTTGATGGTATAGAGATATCACCAGCATACTTCCTCAGGCCTCCATCGGAGACAAGCCCAGAGAGTATCATCTCGGCGGTCACCTCCCCCAACAACTTCATCTTGAAGGGTTTCTGGAACGCGGCTTCCGCGATCGAAAAGACAATGCCCAGGGGGGTTACCCTCCCTGTGGTCGGCATCTTCTCTGGGTTCGTGGGATACTCCTCTTTTTGTGGATCCGACATTCGCCCGCTTCGAAAGCGGTGGAACAAGGATCTACATCGTGAGGAGGTTCTGGTATCGAAGGCGGTTACCGCCGTCGAGAAGCGGGACGTATCCCACTGGGGCCAACTCCTTCAGTACTTCACTGAAAGGCC